AGTTTTCACCAAAGCGGTCTATCTCATCGTAGAGATCAACACCGTCAGCAGGAGTTTTCTCAGAGACTACCTTGTAGATATCATCTACCAGTGAGTAAATACTTTTCATACTAACTCCTTGTGCTTAACCCAAGTAAGTTTTCGTTTTTCAGGATGAAAGCACAAAAGTTTAACTCCCATTTCCTTTTGTTCTTGGGTTCGTGATGCGTGGGCAAACCATCGCCCGTCTCTGTAATCTTTATTAGCTGTTTTTACATCTACTAAAGTACATTCTCCATTTTTATAACATATTAAATCTATAGGGCCAGTTGATGCAGGGTTTAAAAACACCTCGTAACCGTTGTCCCAGAGCCAAGTGACTGCGTAAAACTCAGCTAAATCTCCTTTTCTACTGTCGCTCATTGGTTTCTTCATCAGTGTGTCTCCGACCACGTTGATCCAACTTTGTACTCTCCGTCGAGAGGGCATCTGAGTTGAAATGAAATACCAGCCGCCTTGATGCACTCAACTGCGAGCCACCCGAACTTCTCTGCTTGTTCTGTAGCCACCTCCGATTGTATCTCGTCATGTACGTTCCCTATAAACTTGTAGTCTATCTTGTGTTGCGTTGCGTAATCGTCCAGTAACACCAGAGCCTTCTTCATAATGATAGCACCTGCCGCCTGTAGTAACGTGTTCAGTGCACTGTGTTCTGATCTGACCCAGAGTTTCCTCCCGTCGAGTCCGACGAGATGACCCTTCCTAGACGCTTCTCCAACTCGTTCTCGTAGAGTTTCAAGAGCAGGTGTGTTTCGTAGAAAGCGCCTCCTAAGCTGATTGCCGTCTCCTGCAGTTCCTCCGACGATGCTTCCAATCTTTGCATCTCCTGCTCCGTAGAGGAAAGCATAGATGAAAGTCTTTGCCTGAGGCCTAGTTGCAAGTCCCGCAGCAACTTGATTTCTGGTGTGAATGTCTTCTCTAAGTAGGACATTAGTAAACTCCTCGTCTCCCATGTAGTGAGCCAGCATACGTAGCTCTAGTCCACTAGCGTCAACACCCACTAGCTTACGTCCCTCTGGTACAATCCAGCAGTCACGGCACTCCTTGCCAAACTGTGAGTTAACCGAAGGAACCTGTGCCATGTTTGGGTTCTGGTGCGTCATGCGTCCGGTGACAGCACCGTTTGTTGTAACCCTTCCGTGTACCCGTCCGTCATCCTGTACGTGTTCTATCCAAGAGGAGACTTGTGCGTATCGCTTTTGGAGTAATAGGTACTCCAGTACACAAACAGCCTCCGGTACGTGTTTGTTCTCTTCCAGCGTCCTCTCGTCCACCTGCGGTCTACCTGACGGCGTGAGTTCCGACCATACCGCACCCTTAGCCTCAAGTCGTTCTGCCACCTGTTGACGGCTACCGGGGTTAAATACCGTAACCTTATCCTTAAGGCGCTTGCCTGTTTTCTCAGACCACCTCTCTTCAACAATGGGCGGGAACACCCTCTGGAGTTCTTCCTCAATCTCATACATACGCTCCTTGAATCTAGCGCACAGTGTGTGACACAAACGCTGATCCAACAGCCACCCGTTGCGCTCCTGTCCCTGTATGATCCACTGCACCTGATGCTCTAGGTCTATGGACTCCCTTGAGAAACCGTCTAGCTCAACACGCAGCCTCTTGTACACCGCCTCAGTCAACTCTACGTCACGTATGCAGTAGTCGATCATGGCTGGGGATAACCTAGTCCAGTCCTCGTGGTCACCCTTTGAAAAACCTAGGATGTTGCCCCAGTTACGCAGAGAGTGTCCACCAGACCTACTTGGATCAGCTAACCTAGAGAGGACAAGTGTATCAACGACACTGCTCCTATCAAAAGTAAAGTTCCAGATACGCTCAATAACAGGAACGTCGAAGCCAATTCCGTTGTGGAATATAAAGCTAATCGGCGCTTTGCGAGCCACGTAATCCTTGAAATCTTTTTCATTGCATATTACCTCACTTTCTCCGTTGTGTCGGCAGACTGCACACCAGATTACACTGGGGTTTAGCCCATCAGTTTCTATGTCACAAAAGACTAAGTTCATTTGTTAACTCTGAAATAGGTAAGTTGTAACAGTCGGCCCTAACAATGTATCCATTATCTCCGTCTTGTTCTCCTTTTTTTAAGAATCTAGCCCTGTTAAAATAATCATCTTTACCGCAGTCTCCTAATATATATATTGTACCATCTTTCATACACCTTGTGAAGACATAGTAATCACAATTCTGGTGTGTAGAAGTAGAGGCTATACTACAGTCGTAGTACTTTTTAGGAATTACTGTAGTTCTTTTTGTTTTAACATCTATTGTTCTACCATCAGTAAGTACCATGTCGTAGTCTTTTGTGGCCTCCCTGTCTATTCCCAACAAATCAGAAACTACAATTTCCCCTAAAAATCCTGCAGCATTGCCTTCTCCTCGTGTTATGCTATTTCGTATACTTCCCATTTGTTTAGCTAGTTTATGGGCCAGTTTCTTTTGTTCGTCGGTAGGGATTATGGTTCTCAAAACTCAGTCTCCGGTGGATTAGGGTTAGCGCACTCGTGGATGCGTCCTGTAAACTTGTCGTACCGTAGCCAACAGGCTGGGCCAGTTTCACCAGAGTAGCGATTCTTGAGTATCCTCACTGTCGTTGTGTTCCTAGTGTCCTCGTCTGGGTTCTGCTGGTCACGCTCCATACCTATGACTATATCGGATAGCTGTGCGATACTCTGGCTACCCCTGAGATCCTGTAGACTAATCCTGCCTCCGTCCTCGTGGGCAGTACCAGAGCTACGCCGTAGGTGCGACACGAGGAACAAAGTGATCCCTGTCTCTGCCACCAGTGTGCGTAGGCGTGTCATAATCTCGTCTATAGCCTTCCGTTCGTCCCCGTTCTCTTGAGAAGAAACCACGATTGACAGGTGGTCGAGGATAATGTATCGGCAGTCACAGGCCTTCGCCATGTGCCGTACTCTTGAAAGAAGCTCGTCGGCAGACGTTGATCCCCAGTGATCGAACAGGTAGTAACGTCCAGAACCCATCGTTGCTTCCCAGTGAGGCCTAAGCTCATCAACAGGCGTATCTTCCTCCAAGTGTAGTCGCCTAGATGCCGCCACCGACATAATTCCCAGAGATGTTGTTGCGATGTCCTCCTCCAGTGCAAGTACACCGATATTGGCGTCTGTTCGCTGGAGCAGATCGTACTCAAGTTCTCTGATAAACTGGGATTTTCCCATACCACTACCGCTTGTGATAGTGACCAGTTCGTATGGTCTGTGGCCTCTTGTGATTTCATTTAGTCCGTCCCACGGGTACGGTACACTCTGTACCTGCCGCTTGTTTACTAGAGCCTCCCATGTGTCAGCACCAGCGATGATACCGTCTGGTCTGTACACCTTTGCGTCCCACCACGCCTGTGTAAACTCCTGCACACGGTTAGCCATGAGCATTTCAGAGGCGTCCTTCAGGGGTAGCTTACAGATCTTCAGCTTGTTAGGGCTAAAGAGATCCTTCACCTGCTCTACCGCTAGTTCTCCTGCCTTGTCTTGGTCAAAGCAGATGACTACGTTATCGTAACCCTCAAGCCACTCTAGCTGTGCTTTGATCTCCTTTGCTGCACTACTAGCGCCTGACCTGAGTGATACCACATCGTACTTCTGTCCGAACATCTCGTAGACAGACATGGCGTCCAGTTCGCCCTCAGTGATCGTGACAAACTTACCTCTACCACGGCACTGCTTCTGACCAAACAGACCTACGTTGGACATTGTGCCCGACGATAGGAAGTCCTTGGTCTTGACCACGCGAGACTTAGCAGACACTAGCTCGCCTGTATCTACATCGTAGTACGGGTAGTAGTGCCTAGCGATCTTACCGTTAGCATCGTACTCCACCGTGACCTGATAGTGCCTAGTGGTCTTGGCAGACAAACGACGCTCTGGTATCTCAGCTACCACACCGCCCATGTTTAGGTTACTAGGTGTTGACACCTCAGTTTCCTCTCCTGTTTCACCGTTTACGTGGTAATCGCAGTCAGCAGAAAAACAGTGGCGGCCCCCATTGGAGTACACCGCCACATTGTTCCTACTACCGCACTTAGGACATTCCTCGTGGTGTAGGAATTTAGACTCCATCAGAAGTCCACAGCTTCTTCTGACACCTCTGCTAACTCCAGCACCTTAACAGCCTCCAGATACGTAGGAGTGCCGTGTACTGGGTGTGCTGGGCCTGTCTTGTACTTCAGACGCACACGAGAGTTGTACGGTACTTCACCCTCGAAACGATCACCTTCGGAGTTGTACATACCGATGGTGTACTTGGACTTAAACTTGCGTTGCTTGTTGCCCTCGTACTCCTTGATCTTTACACCCTGTGCCGCCAGAGTAGCTGCATCGTCCTCTGACATGGTGATGGTGATACTGAACGTGCCAGTGTCTTGACCGTTGAACACATCGTGTTTGGTGACGTTTGAGAAGTTCACCAGACCTTCGATAACTTGACTTGACATAATGAGATAATCCTCGTTTGTTAACATTAACTGTACCCGAAAGTACACCTATAGTATACCACACTATTCTTCGTCTTGCAACTCCTCCTCGTCAATTAAGTCCCAATAACCACAGCCGTAAAACTCTCTATCTTTAACTGCCCAGTCTATAGCTTGTCTTTTAGTATCGAAACCTTCTTTAATTTCCCGCAAGTGTTCT